AAGCACCAACTGCTGTTGATAACTTTATTTCAAAAGCAAAATCAACACCAGTATCACCAGCTGCTAAAGAAGGTGGTAGTGCTGCTTCAAAAGCGGCAGCAAATGTTTCAAAGTATAATAAACCAGGCACTGCTGGTGGTAGATTTAGCGATAATCTAGCGAAGGCAAGAAAAGGCAGTGAGAACTATGGTCCTAGTAAAGGTGGCGTAGCAGTTAGAAAAACAACTGAGCCTGCTACTGTAACTCGTCCAGGTGTTCCTGCTGTGACAAAGAAACCAGGCGTTCCTGCTGTAGCAAATAAGCCAGGCGTTCCTGCTGTTGCTAATAGACCAGGACTACCAGCAACAGTTGGTAGTGCCGCTACAAAAGTTGCAAGTCAAACCGGCAAATCAAAATTACTTGGTAGACTTGGTAAAGCCGCAGTTGCGACTGCTGTTGGTGGCGCTATGTATGGTTTATCAAATAAAAATAGTCCAGATAGTGCTGGAGCAACACCTGCTACAGGATCTTCAGGAAGTTCAGGCGGTTCAGCTAAACCTTCTGCCGATAAACCTGTCACAGCAAAACCAACATCAGCTAAACCTGTCGCAGCAAGTCCAGCAGCATCAGCAGTGAAGTCTAGATTGCAAACAAGAAATCAAAGAGATGATACTATTGGAGCAAGCGGTAGATCAACTAAAGGTCCTGGTGGCGTAACATCTGGTACAAAGACAGGCAAAACTATTACTAATAGACCTGTAGTTGGTAAGAAAGCGCCAGTTGGAACAGGAAGAGTTAAGTAATGAACAACAAACAATTGGCAGAGATGGTCAAATCTCTTCGCAAGAAGAAATTAGAAGAACAGGATCCGAAAGCCGAAACTTCTGCTTACCTTAAAAAACAGAAGTTTAAACCTGAGCATATTCCTGATTCATCTAACAAGAATGATAATACATCACCAAACGACTATAAGCACAGAATGACTGAGGAATTACCATTTCGTCAGCAAGGTGTTGGTGCTAGGCATAATCCTAGAGTGACAATTGGTAATGTTTCAAAATTGCCATCTGATAGAAGTAAGTATCAAGCTCACGGAAATCAATCTATGAAAAATAGACAAGAATCTGTCGAAACAGATTTAGGATCAACTGATACCGGTAAAAAAGGTAAAGAATCAGAAACAGTAAGTGTGAATCCAACAGATAATACAGCTTCGGCTACAGGTTCAATGAACAAAAACACAAGTACAAAAGAAATCAAGGAGAAAAAAAATGCCACTATGGGGTAATCTAGACGGAGCTACAGGTAACAGCAAGCCAAAGTATGCTAATGTAGCAAGTACAATGGGCGTATCTGTGACAGAAAAATCAAACACTCAAGCTATTGCGGCTGGTAATATACCGCCTCACTCTGGTTGGGTAAAGCAGACACTTGGTACAGGTGGTGTTGCTACAATTACTATTTCAAGTGGTGGTACAGGCATCAACTCAGCTGGATATTTGACAATCTCTGGCGGCGGTGGCGCTGATGCTAACGCATCATATACAACAGCAAACTCACAGAACACATTACAGTCATTCTCAACAAATCCTGCATGGAATGTAGTTGCTTCGGTTGTTCTCAATAGTCCTGGAACAGGATACACATCTGCTCCAACAGTGACATATGTTGGTGCAAACACAACCCGTCCAACATTTACAGTTACAGTTGGTGGTCGTGCTGGTCGTAAGTTCTATGAAACTCTTGTGGCAACAGGAACAATTGCTGGCGACGATACATCAGACAATACATACTTCCCAGGATCTTAATAAATGAAGAAATTTAAAGATTTCCTCAGTGAAGAGATGATGCCCTATGCTCAGACCGAGAAGGGCTTTGTAGGAGTAGATAATGGGCCTGTTAGAGATAACATCAACATTCATCTAGCCTCAGTAACAGCTAGACCACATGCGACTCCATACCATGCTATGGAAATGGTTCGCAAGATTCTAGCACCATTCAGCATATTTCCACCTCAGACAAATTTCTTAGATGGGGATTCAGGTCATGAAGTGTTTCCAATCAGTCAATTTGGAAACAAGATGGGTATGACAAATGATGGAACAGTAGTTGTAAAGAACTATGATCCATATTACATATACTTTGAGTATCAAATGAATGATAGAGGTTCATTTGATATCTTCTGTGAGATCGTGGAAGAGAGTGAACTCCAAGAAATTTTAGATGATATCGAATCTGAAATGGAAGATGGAGAAACAACAGATGGAGATGAAGCTGATGCTGAAGATTCATTTGATTCATATAAGGCTGATAATGGTCTGAATGAAGAAACTCTTAATGAACTTCGTGGCAAATCAAAAGAAGCTATGAAAGCTATCAAGAAGAGAATTGAAAAGAAGCATGATCAAGAGTGGGAAGCTACTCATGAGAAGAGAGCTAAAGAAAAGCTAAAAGGTTCTGAGAAGACCAAGAAAGAAGACAAGAGCAGAAATGATCTTGCTAAGAGATGGTTGAGAGCCGACAAAGCTGAGAAGAAGCTTAAAGAAGAAAAAGATTTGCCATGGGATTCTAAAGGTGATGAAACAAAAACACCAGAAAAAGAATCTAAGTCAAAGATTAAGAAGATAACAAAGCGTCTAGCTAAGATGGGTATGGCAAAAAAGAAATAATGATTGAAAACTTAAATGATGATAACTTCATCATCTACGCAATGAAAGCCTACGATAGACCTAATTGTGTGATGAGTGAATTTGAAGAAGACTTGAGTAGAATTAAGTATGTCAAGAGACTTATCAAAAGATATAAGACTACAGGTGAGCTAAAGGAAAGATTGATTTTAAATCATATCATTGTTCTATCAAATGTATTTGGAATAGAATCCTCAGCGAGAATGTTGTTCTTTAAGATTGATAAGGAAGACTTTGACATACTTAAAACTTTTCTACTGTTTCTAAATTTTATGCCAAGACATATAAATGGTATTAATGGTAATCATTATAATGCAGCCGATATTGGTATAGATATATTTGTTGGAAACAGACTAAGGAATCTATAGAGTTATTCATATCATGGCTGACATAGCCTTTATACCACGTTGTCAATAGAAAGTCAAGAGAAAAATGAAATTGAAAGAAGATGTTTCTACAAATGCTACTGGTTCTGCTGTTCCTGGAACAGGTGATAATCCTGCGACATGGAAATCAGCAGAGTTGATGCCTATGCAGAAAAGAAAAAAAGGCACTTTTCTAAATCAGGAAACATTTATCGTTTCTTCTTCCACTTTCAATTCAATCAAACACCAAAAGAAAAAAGGTATGCATTGGAAAAGATATCTTGAGGAAGATGATGCTTATTATGAACTAAGAGAATATGCGAGAAAGAAAAGAAAAGGTCCAATAATTGTAGAGGACGAGAACACAGGCGCCTGTATGTATGTGCGCTATGGAGATATATGAAATGACAAAATGGCCATTACAACGCGAATGTGATTCCTTCTATGGTAATCCACGCGGCAAGAATATAACACAACCATCTGCGAAGTGGGAATCGGAATATTTGGTAGCATTCAAGCCACCGTTTCGGATTACATACGCTGGCAAGCATGTAGCACAGTTTAAAGTAAACAAGAACTGTCTCGTTGGATTCCAAGAAGCATTCAACAACTTATACAAGGCCGCAGGCGGTAAGCAGAAGACTTTAGACCACTGGGGCGTATCTACCTTTGCTGGTTGTTATAACTATCGCTTGATGCGTGGTGGTAACAGTTTATCAATGCACTCATGGGGTTGTGCTATTGATCTTGATCCTGCAAACAATTCATTATCGGATAACACTCCACGTTTTGCTCAGTTCCCAGAAGTTCTGGATGCTTGGGCCAAAACAGGCGCATTGTGGGGTGGTGATTGGGATGGTGATAAGGACACACTAGACGAGCGCCGTTGTGATGGGATGCATTGGCAGTTTGCAAGATTGAGATGAAAGAAGATCCTTGGCTGAAGACATATTGGAGACCAGCCATTGCGTGGCAGTACTTTGCTGTGTGTATATGCGACTTCATTATATTTCCTTCAGTCTATATGTATATTGTTAGAGAGCCGTGGGATCCTATTACATTAAAAGAAGGCGGCTTCTATCATCTGGCCATGGCAGCAATCATAGGCGTTGCTGCTTGGACTAGAGGGCAAGAGAAGATTGTACAATTGATTGAGGGTGGTGAAGAAGTACAGAAGACAACTACAACCATGACACCTACACAGATTAAACGAGGTAAATAATGTTAGCATTACTAGCACCTTTTTTGGGAATTTTAGGAAGTCTACTGCCTTCCATTGTGAGAATATTTGAACGTAAGCAGGAGTTAAAGTATGAGTTACAACTTACCGAAATCAAGCTCAATGCTGCTGCAACGCAGGCAAACATACAGTACCATATTGAGGAAATTAAGGCTGACGCTGAGTCTCGACAATCAGCTCTTGATCATGATAAGTCTCTTGATGGTGGCAAGTTTATCAACGCATTACGAGCTTCTATCAGACCCGTTATCACCTATTCATTCTTTATTCTCTTCGTGGCCGTTAAGTGGTCTGCGGCCTATGTGATGATCAAGCAGGGGCAAGATATCCCAACTATGCTTGATGCTGTATGGGATCCAGACACTATGTCCCTATTCTCTACCATTATCGCATTCTGGTTTGGTTCGCGCGTGATGGAAAAACAAGAGAAGTTGGCCGCTGTCACATTATCACAACAACCACAACTCAATGTAAAAGTAATACCTAATAAAGCACCTGTTACTAAGGTTCCTGTAAAGAAGCCTGCAGGAACAGGAAGAGATAAATAAAAATAACAACAAGTGGAGTGAAGTGCTGTGTCTGAACAAGAAATTAAAGTTGATATTGAATTACTGAAAAAAGATGTAGTAACCATGTCAGCTTTGTTAGAGAAGTTCGACACTACTATAGACAAGATGCAAGAGATTGCATCCAGCCTTTCTAGAATGGTATCTTTGCAAGAGCAGAGACTTGAGAACCAAGAAAAAACAACAGCCGAAATGCAGAGTGTTCTGGAAATGAGAAGAATAGAGACAAACAATAACATCAAAGATATCTACAACCGAATCAATACAGTCAACAAAGAATTGACAGACAAGATAGAAGATTCCGAAAAATCGATTCTGGCTGAACTGAAAAAGTTGAGAGATGAGATCCATAAAGAGGATACAGGAATCAGTAAGCGCCTTGGTCAGATTGAAATGTGGAAATATGGCATTGCTGCTATCGTTTCATTCCTTCTATTCTTGGTAGCAAACAACGCAATCAATATTACCAAGCTCTTTGAATAACCGTTGACTTTCTAATTCTACCTGATATAATGCTACCTAACTACAACTGGGTGGCATTATGTCCTTATACATTGATAAAAAATTCGTATCTCTAGTTTCCACTAAACTGGAACGCTTCAAGCAGAAGTCGGAATTCTTATGGAATTTTCGATGCCCTATCTGTGGAGATTCCCACAAGAACAAACTAAAGACGCGCGGCTATTTCTACCGCCGCAAGTCTGATCTGTTTTTCCAGTGTCATAACTGTGGCACATCGTTGTCTATCGGGAACTTTTTAAAGACGATTGATCGTTCACTCTATCGTGAGTATCAACTTGAACGCTACAAGAATGAAAACAAAGGTAATGTAGCAACACCAGATTTTTCTATAGCAAAGACAAAGCCTGTATTCAATATCGTACAGAAGATAAATCTTCCTACTATCGAATCTCTACCAGAAGATCATGCAGCGAAGAAGTATCTTGTGGATCGTAAAATACCGCGCGATAGAATGAATGATATATACTACGCATCCAACTTCAAGGCGTTTGTTCTGGAGATGTTGCCTGATTATGAAAAGACTTTGTTTGAAGAACAGCGTATCATATTCCCGTTCTATGATCAAGACAAAAAGATTCTTGGTTTTCAGGGTCGTGCTATTGGTGAGTCTAAAGTTAAGTATATCACAATCAAGATGGATGAAGACTTCAAAAAAATCTACGGGCTTGATCGCGTAGACTTAACGAAGCGCGTTTATGTTGTTGAAGGTCCAATTGATAGTCTATTCTTACAGAATTCACTTGCAACAATGGACGCTTCGTTGTATAATATTACTCTTTTGCTCGGCAATTATGATTATGTCTTCATACATGATAATGAGCCAAGAAATGTTGATATCGTTAAGCAGATGAATAAGACAATTCGTCACGGTGATTATATTTTTATTTGGCCTCAAAATATAGTAGCAAAAGATATAAACGACTGGATCCTGACGGGAACGACACCAAGTGAGATCCAGAGTATTATAGATAGACATACATTTAATGATTTGAGAGCAAAGCTGGAGTTTGAACAATGGAAAAAGGTGTAGTTAGAAAGTTTCGTAAGAAGCCTGTAACAATCGAAGCGATGCAATTGACAGATGCAAAGTCCGTGCTAGATATCGAAGATTGGATAAACAGTGGTGATGTGGGCTTTAGCACCAACCCTCCTACTCTGTGGATAGATACATTAGAAGGCCGCATGGAAGCATCTGTTGGTGATTGGATTATCAAAGATGTTGAAGGCGAGTTCTATCCTTGCAAGAATAATATTTTTATCAAGACATATCAGGAAGTATAAATTATGAATAGTGTGAAGTTGATCGGAGTCACTAAGCCGACTCTGAAGGTAGAAGATGATTTGAACATGTCGGCCGAAGGCTTGATTGCTTACTGTGCCCGCGTATCTAATCCTGCTAATCAGGACAACCCAGATAGCGAACGTCTTCTCAAGTATCTTGTGAAGAACAAGCACTGGTCACCATTTGAAATGGTACATATTGTTATGGAGATCCAGACTACCCGTGATATCGGCCGTCAGATCCTTCGTCATCGGTCGTTCTCGTTTCAGGAATTTTCACAGCGATATGCGGAAGTTCAAGATATGAGTGAACCGCGCGAAGCACGATTGCAGGATACAAAGAATAGACAGAATAGTATTGAGACTGATAATAACGATCTTCAAAATAGTTGGAATCTTGTACAGAATGAAATGCTATTGGCTGCCAAGACATACTATGATTGGGCAATAAAGAATGGCATCGCAAAAGAATTGGCTCGCGCTGTTTTGCCTGAAGGTCTCACTATGTCACGCATGTATATGTCAGGAACACTCCGTTCATGGATCCACTACTGTGAGCTTCGCATGGCCAACGGAACGCAGAAGGAACATAGAGAATTAGCTACCCAGTGTTGGAATATCATTACTGAGCAATTCCCCTCACTTAAGAACGTATTAGAAAACAATCAATAAAATTTAGGAGACTACACGTATGTCAGGCAGTAATATGTTACCGACACTATATCAGGAATTCATTTATAAGAGCCGCTATGCTAAGTGGTTGTGGGAAGAAAATCGTCGTGAAAACTGGGATGAAACAGTTGCTCGTTATTTCAACTTCTTCGATGAACATATCAAGGAAAATACTGGCTATACTGTTACCAAGGAAGAGCGTAAGCAGCTTGAAGACGCTGTATTGAACCTTGAAATCATGCCATCTATGCGTTGTCTAATGACTGCTGGTGAAGCACTCAAGCGTGAGAACGTTGCTGGTTACAATTGCTCTTATGTTGCTGTAGATAATCCTCGCTCATTCGATGAAATTCTTTATGTTCTTATGAATGGTACTGGTGTTGGTTTCTCTGTTGAGTCTAAGTTTGTTGATCAACTGCCTATCGTATCGGATTCATTTCATGATACTGAAACAAATATCGTAGTGGCAGACTCAAAGCTTGGTTGGGCAAAGTCTCTTAAGGAACTTATTCATCTTCTTTATGCTGGCCAAGTTCCTCGTTGGGATCTTTCTAAGGTTCGTCCCGCTGGCGCACCGCTCAAGACATTTGGTGGTCGTGCTTCTGGCCCAGCACCGCTTGAAGACCTATTTAAGTTTTGCGTATCAACATTCAAAAAGGCTGCTGGTCGTCGTTTGACCACATTGGAGGCACATGATATCGTTTGTAAGATCGCTGAAATCGTGGTTGTTGGTGGTGTTCGTAGAAGTGCTCTCATTAGCCTTTCTGATTTGTCTGACGACCGTATGCGCGTTGCCAAGTCTGGTGACTGGTGGAAAGAAAATGTACAACGCGCTCTCGCTAACAACTCATTTGTGGCTAAAGAGAAGCCTGATGTGGGCATCTTCATGCGTGAGTGGCTTTCCCTCTATGAGTCGCGCTCTGGCGAACGCGGCATATTCAGTAGAGCGGCGTCTAAGAAGCAGGCCGAAAAGTTTGGACGAAGAGATCCGGATCACGATTTCGGCACCAATCCATGTAGTGAAATCATTCTACGTTCCAGAGAATTCTGTAATCTCACAGAGGTTGTCGTTAGAGGAGATGACACCCCAGAAAGTCTCAAACGAAAAGTCAAACTCGCAGCTATACTTGGTACATTCCAATCCACACTTACCAACTTCAAATACTTGAGCAAGAAGTGGTCTGAGAATTGTGAAGAAGAGCGTTTGCTTGGCGTGTCACTGACTGGTATCATGGACAATGAGTATACGAATGGTACTGGGGCTAAAGTAATACTTGATGGCGCACTCGAATCAATGTTGGAGGATCTACGCAATGAAGCAGTCAAAACTAACGCTACTTGGGCTGCGAAACTTGGTATTCCTGTATCTGCTGCTATTACTTGCGTCAAACCTTCTGGCACCGTATCTCAGTTGGTCGATTCGGCTAGTGGTATTCATGCTCGTCACAGTCCCTATTATATTCGTACTGTTCGCGCAGACAAGAAAGACCCACTAGCACTAATGATGAAGGACATGGGGTTCCCTGTTGAAGACGATGTAACAAAGCCTCAGCATACCTATGTCTTCTCATTCCCGCAGAAGTCTCCTGATCATGCTGTGTTCCGTAAGGATCTAACTGCTATTCAACAACTTGAACTGTGGCTCACATATCAGCGTCATTGGTGTGAACATAAGCCATC